AAAAGATTTTGTGAGATAGTTACTTACAGGTACTTCTTCTATAGTTCCGTCATACCTTAAATATGGAAACAATAATTGCACATCTAATTCTGTTATTGTATCAAGAGCGTTTAAATCTGTATCGATTATTAAATTTTCTTTAAGAACTTGTGTAACACCTCTCTTAAAACCAACATCAAAGTATGGGGTTGCAATACTATTATCTACAACGTCTTTAATTTGTTTAATTGTTATAGGCTTTACCTTGACAGTCTGAGATGTTGTCGGAATTACCGCCGTTGCTGCAAGTTCACTGAGAAACGTGTTTAATATACTCTCTGATGAAGGTTGTACCTGTCTTACTGGAGGGACCTGCTTGATTGGTTGTTGTCTAACAGGCGGTAGCTCTTGAACTGTGTTATCAAAAGAGGGTGGTTCAAATTGTGCGTCTTCTATAGTAGAATGTATTGTATCGGGTTCCATATGTTATTGAGTTTGTTCTAATTGATTTTGCGCTTTAATTTCCGAGTCAAGTATTTTCATATACATAAACGCTTCACCCGGGGAGCAATTATTGATATAATTAAGATCAATATGTGCAAATTGCGACAATTTAAAGCAGTTTTGATGTAAAGTTACTAGATTGTCGCCAAAGAGTAGTTTTATTATATGTACGAGAAAATCATAACTTAAAGATAAATTTATCTTAGTATGTTTGTCTTTTGTCTCAACATCAATTAATGTATAACTTTCAAACCGTGTAAAGTATATAGGTATGACTTTTGTTATTTCTTGCGTAACAGTAGATGGTAAACTTTCTAAGAATTTTTCTTTTTGATTTGAATTAAACAACAGTCTCTTACCGTTCATTTCCAACCAACGTACACAGTCAACAATATTAATATCTTCATTTAATTGAATTAGTGTAGGTGTTTTTAAACATATCTTTAATTTATTAAGAGTGTATAATGATGTTTGATTGTACGTTATTAAATCTTCTTGTAGATTGTAAAGGTTTTTAGTAAGAGTTGTTGTTTGTTTAACTTCTTCACCCTTTTTCTCTTCTTTAGAATTATCTGGCTTCTCAACTGAAGACGCTCTTGCCATGTCTACATTATCACCATCATTAACATGCCCTTGTATTGGTTTCTGTGGTATAACAATTTGTTCTTGTGGTTTTTCTACAACTTCTTTTTTGTCGTCTTCTTGTACGTAAATTTGAAGTACTGCACCGACACTTAATATACGTATTTCAATTAATAATACCATTAACTCAATACAATTAAGTTGTTTTATTTGTTCTATAGTTAAATTAGTACTTAGTAATAAAAGATTGTTTAAGTTATTTTGCAAGAAAAGAGGGTCACCAGCTCTAAATAGAAGTTTTAATATAGATTTGTATGTTTCAAAAGATATCTCTGAAACTTCTACATCAATACCTGCTAGTTTAATAGTTCTTTTTAACCTAAACACACTTTATTTAATTGTTGTTACGTTAAAAAACTACTTGTACCTTCAGGTCCTGGTATATATTTGTATTTCTGATAAGAAAAATCAACGTCTCTACGTATAAAACCACTTTGCACTGTATATTCTATAGCTTCACTTGATACATTGACTGGGCAAGCTCCGTAAAAGTGCCATTGTTGATATATTACAGGCGTTTTTGATACATTGCCTAACCCCCAACGATAAACGTTTATAACTGTTCTGTACTGAGTTTTGCGAGCAACTAAACCCAAAAATGAAGTAACTACAGCCCACGGGCGGATTACATGTTCTACGAAACTAATAGAAGTATCGAGAAATGAAATTTTAACTTTGCCTATATCATCTCTACCTTGATTCATTGCCTCTCTGAACAGACCACCTTGTTGTGTTCCTTCAAAATTGGCAGTCATACCGTCGCCAGGTAGTGTTATACCCTGAGCAAACAGACACCCTTGACCTGTGTGTAGTATAGGGCCTACTAGCTTTGCTAACACATCATCTTCAAGTGGCTTAACGAACTCTACTTGATAGTCGTTTACCTTTTTAATTATATCTAACGGTATTGCATCAAACGTGATTGACCATACAGGCACTCTTGGGATACTTCCCACTGGTTTGCTTAAGAAGTTTCTTAAAAAGTATGGTGTTGTTGGTATTGTTGAGCTCATTTTGCTTTAATTTACATTGATTTACCTACTGGGTCCTGAGTCCAGTAATGGTACGCAAGCGTTACATCTAATTTTGCTATTGTACCTGCATCACCTAAGTTGTATTGTATCGTACCTGTGTTTATAACACGTACACCTACTAGTTTGTAGTTTCTTATTATCTCTAATTGTTTATCTACTAAACCTAACACCAAATAAGAGTCTTCTCCTGGTGTCATGTTGTTGCCGTTAGAATCCGTGTCGTTGTGTGTAGTGCGAGTTTGTTGTTCAAAGATATCTCTCAACAGATATGATTGATCACATCTAAACGTAACGTTATATGCAGCAGCTCCGCTGTATGAAGCTAGACCTGGTACGTTAAAATTCATGCCAATATACGGTACAGAAAGGTTACCAATCTCTCTGCCTGGTAGAGAGGCTGTTTCGAGATATAAATGGTAATCATCTGTAGGTATTACTCTCTTACCAAACCATACCCATTCAACAATTCGTAGTTGATGTAGTCTTGCAAAATCTACCTTAGTAGCTAGGGCGTAGAAATCTTCAATTCTAAACGTTGTACCAGGGTCCGGTGGTACTTCAACTTCTGGTTGATTGCCTGCCTTTTTATTGGGTGGAGGTCCGTTGTGTGTGGTAGTATTTGTCTGAGAGGAAGGCTTAGATTCATAAGTGGGTCGTGTATAAGCAGGTCTTTCAACTCTTTCAAAGGTTGAAGGGCCGTTATGTCTTGTGCCGTTTGCTTGAGTTGGAGGAGCAGCTTGATAAAGAGGTCGTGTATAAGCAGGTCTTTCAACTCTTTCAAAGGTTGAAGGGCCGTTGTGCTGAGTACCATCAGCTTGTGTTCTAGGTGGAGCCTGGTAATCAGGTTGTGTGTATGTTGGTCTTTCAACTCTTTCAAAGGTTGAAGGGCCGTTGTGTATTGTTGTGTTATTTTGTGCACCAATACCTATAGACCTATTTGATATATTATTGGTAACGTTATTGCTATTGTTTGCGCGTGCTAGTAAAGATCTTCTCGAGGGAGACGCTGATCCTTGAGAAGTAGGGGGTTCGTTGTTGTGAGTGTTCCTCTGAAAAATCATAAGCCCGTATTAAGATACTTAATACGGGCTTATGAGGTATGTTGTAATTAATTTTTAACTTATTGCCATGTTGTAAGAACACCATCACCAAGTTGTGGTGTAGCGTATGCTTGTTGCTTAGCCATTGTGCCTTGGTAAGCACCAGAGCTACCGTTATTACCTGGTACCCAATAGTGATAGGACAGTACTGCATCAACTTTAGCTATTGACCCTGTATCTCCTAAGTTATATTGAATTGCTCCAGTGTTTACAATGTTAGCACCAATGAGTGTATACTCACCAATTGGCTCCATGTTCTTGTTCATCTGTTGCATTGTCAAGTAGTTACGTTGTAGACCTGGTGTATTGTAGTCACCCCAGGAAGTAGCATCGTTAAATACTCTTCTTGTGAAATGTTCTACAACTCTGCGTAGGTAGTAGTCAGAGTCACATCTGAGCGTGACTGCGTAGCTTGCACTACCTGCGTAAGTAGCTAGACCTGGAACATTAAACGCAAGACCCATAAAAGGTAAAGCTTGGTTTACAATTTCTCTACCAGGTAGAGAGGCTGTTTCAAGATATACGATGTGATCTTCTCCAGACTCAAGTACTGAATATCCTTTGTCAAGCCAATCAATTATTCTTAATTGATGTAAGCGAGCAAAGTCCTTCATCGTAGCTAAAGCGTAGAAGTCTTCGATTGTTTGATTTGTGTTTGCTGGCATATATTATATTTATCTAAATGTTAGTTGTTTAATGAGTTAATTTTATGTTGTTAGATTATATCAATTCTGAGAAATCTTGACCTGTACGAGTTGCTATGAAGTTAACTAATATAAACTCTGCAGCTTTTACTGGCTTGAGATATATATCAACAATTAGTTCATTACGATCTATACTGTCTGATGTGTTATTTCTATCATCACAAACAATCATATAATCATAAACACCTTGTGTACGTTTTGCTTCTGCAAAGATTGGACCTATTGTGTTCAATAGGCGTGTTCTTGTTATTACTGTATTAGGCTCGAACACAAAATACTTAAGTGTTCTTAATGTGGATCTTTCAAGTGTTAGGAATAATCTTCTTACATTGACTCTATCAAATGCTGTAGGCTTATGTTGTAGTGTCTTTTGACCGAATACAATGAAACCTTCATTTGGGAAAAATACAACAGGGTTGATTGATATTGTATATAAATTATCGCGTTGTTTTTGTGTTGGATTGCATGCAAGGTCAGTAATGCCTGCTAGGTTACCTCTTGTAAAACCAGCAGGGGCAAACCATGGTTGAGCAATCGCATCATTCTTACAATATACAGCTGCAACTGCCGCTGATAGTGGCAGCCACATCTTGCGATCTAAAGCTGTGCTTTGACCTTTGCCCCAGTTACCGTAAGCAGCAACGTAGTTATTATCAGAAGCTGCAAGTAGATTCTTGAGAGGTGTATAAACAGAAGCTGTAAAGCTTGCTCCTCTACGTTCAGCAGTCTTTGAATTGCCACGCAAGAAGCATTGTCTCAAAGGATCTACAATAGCCATACAATCTTTACGAGTCTCTGCTGCAAATGTTTCAAGAACATTGTAAACTTCTCTCCATGATGTTATAGCTGTACTTTCTGGATTTTCTAAAGATAATAGTTCTGTTGGAAGACGTTTTAAATCATCATAAGAACCATCAATATCTCTATTAGTATGTAGCGTAGACAAACCTGCATCTGCAACTATATCTAGTGTATAAGAATCTGTATTCTCAACTAGGCGAAGTGCATGCTCAAGCTTTGCTGCTACGTTTCCTAAGTCCTTTGTGTTTGTTTTGCTGTTAAGTGGTAAATACACACCTGCTGCAAATAAATACTTAGCTTCTTCAGCAACTCTAACCTTTATAACAGGGTTGGATGTACTACCTTGATTATCTGTCCATGAAATGTTTCTTGCAATTGCTGGATTTACCATCATTTTAATTCTCGTAGAATTTCTATTGATAACATCTTCAAGGAAGAAAGTTCTTTGTACACCACCTGAATCTGCTATTGTCTTTTTGTTGTGATCAAACGAACCTAAATAAGCTTCAACCATATTAATGTTTAATAGGTTTGGTTGTGAGTTTGATGTGCTTATCTTATGTACGTTAAAGACAACGCTATCGCTGAAGTAATCATCACCGAAGTTAAACTTAGGTATTGTTTCGATATTCTTAGATAAACTTGCTTTTGCATCTGTATATGCACTTTGTAGAGCAACTGTAAATCTAGATGCAGGTATTTCAACTTGACCAAAATCTACATTTAACGAATCGTCTTCAGCATCTTTAAGAGCAGAATTGTTGGCAGAAAGACCTTTAACACCTAAAATAGAATCATAATCTGATTGAGGGCCGAAGTTAGTGTTATCAGCAAGACTGATATAATAACCTCCGCCTTTTTCATTATTAGTAGATTTACTAGTGTTTAATATAACAAACGCGACGTTGTCCATCGTGGGGGTGTCATATAGATTAAGTTGAGGTTCAGCACCTGCAGCGTCAAGCACTTCAGTCCACTCAAACTCGCCATTAGTTATTTCTTGATATTCGTCAAGCGTTAGTGTAACTTGACGCGGGACACCGATTTCAATAATCGTATCACCTGGTGTTGATTCATAGCTTACAGATACAGTAGAGATCGACAATACTTGCGTGTCAATGCCTTCTATGTTAATAGTCTTTGTACCTTCTATTGTGTAAGTTGTGTTTTCACCACCTACAGTTAAATTACTTTTTGTTTTAACAATTGTTTCAACACTAATACCAGAATTAAAATCAACACTTTCAATCCCTTCTTCACCTGTAATACGAATAGATTGTACTTGTATTGTGCTTGTAGCTGTGTAAAGATTGCTTATACTTGACGTAGCAGGAAAGAGTAAGGCACTATACTGTTCAGCAAAACCTTCACCAGCTCCTGAGCCGTAAGGTAGACGAGTGCAGTATAAATTGCCTGGTGATGAAAGAATTTGTTTGCAACTTTCTTGAAAATAAGCTTCAGCAGCTGTTTTAGGGTTGCCGTAAATTTCTTCAAGATCAGTTACTCCTTGAACTTGAACGACTTCATCTATAGGTCCGCTATCAGCAAAACCAGCAATAAATACATTTGTACCTATTGATGGTTGTGCGTAATTGCTTAAATCAATTTCTGTTATTTGTACGCCGGGTGAATTAATTGTTCTCATGGGTTTTTAAATACTTGTAAAATTATTTATTCTTTTCAGTGGAATTTTATGCTCCGGGCAATAAGCTGACTACAAGTTG